GCCAGGAAGCTGCTGCGTTTCTGACCATGAACCCATAAGCAGCCACTCTTGTCCCTGCATGGTCTCGACAGTTATCCCGGATCCTGTATGCTTAGATCGGCTGCCACGACGTAGCCACAGTCTTTCCTGGAGGTCTCATGGCCCGCACTGAGTTAGCCCTGATCCTTGGGCCGTTTTGCTTGCTGATCAGCGGTTTGCTGGTCTTCAGCTGTGTGCGTGATGCAGTCGCCATTCGCGCGCTGGTGCCCACCTCGCCACCGATCGCGATGCCACTGCATCCTTGAGTCGCCATGCTTTCCTACAGGGATCTCCTGTCTCAGCAGGAAGCCAGTCGGTTGGCCTTCGGGCGCATGTTGCTGGTCTGGCGGCGGCGCAATGGCTGGACCCAGTACACGGCCTGCACCTGGGCGAAGGAAGCAGGCTTTGATGCGATCTCCTACGGCAACCTTTCGGTCATTGAGCAGGGCAAGGCCGGCGAGCTGCGTCATAAGGGGTTCTGGCAGCTTGGCGAGCTGAACCGGCGCATCGCCGAGAAGGACTGGGGCCCGGTCAAAAGCCAGGCGATCAAGGAGAAGCTCAAAGGCGCCATCCCCCTAGGTGACGAGCAATGCCCGGTCTGGACACCTTTGGAGCTGTGGGCCTGCTATTGCGGCATCAGGGAAGTACCTGCCGCCTTCCGGCAGTCCCCTGCACCGACCATCGGCCAACGCCGGGCTTCTGAGCTTTCTGGTCGCTGGCGCAGTCAGATGCGTAAGGTCGTAGCCGATCTGGCCCTCGATCCGGAGCCCGCGCTGAAGGCCTTGGCTGCTGAGGCGCCCGAAGCGGATCGGGCCAGGTTTTTTGCGGTTCTCACCGGGTTCGCCAACTACATCCCGTTGGAGCTGGCGCTGCTATGGGTCGAGGGGGACACCTACAGACCTCAGCAGTGGCTGGACCGGTGGGAAATGTCTTACAGGCTCCTGACCTCAGCCACGACCGACTCATAGGCGGCCCGCGCGTTGGGGTCGATCCAGCCGCGCCGGGGGCACCACACCGGATCTCCTGCAGGCCAGGGCCTCGAGCCGGCGTTGCGCGGGTCATCAGCCGGCAGGGCCTGCCGCTTCTTTGTCATTGGCAGGCCGTTGCGCTCCATCAATGGCAGGTCACGGGGGCTGCGGGCCTGCCCTGGCCCGCCGATCGGCTTCATGGCTGCCTCTTCCCCATTGGCGGCCTGGTAGTGCTTCTTGACCGCCGCGGCCTGGGCCTGGGCCTCTGCCTCCCATGTGCCCTTGGGGCTGTCAGCAAAGCTGTTCTGCAGCGCCAGGCTCTCCAGTGTTACCGGGGTTGTGGCGCAGCGGCAGTTTGGGTGGATCGGGGTCTTCACCGAACCGATCCAATAGAGGCAGCCATGCCGTGGCGCGCAGAACTCACAGGTCCGGTCATCCAGAGTCGCCAGGTACTGCACAAAGCCCACCCGTAGGCGCCTGTAGGTGCGCTCCTGGGCTTCGCCGCTGGCCATTAAGGTTTCAGTGCGGGCGATGGTCTCGGCCCGGTTCCGAAAGGCCTCGTTGACATTCGGGATGGCCTTCTGCAGCTCCCGCTTCAGCCGCCGCGGATCAGGGCCGGCCGCCATCTGCCGGGCAGTGAGGAAGCTGACGGTCTCTCCCCAGTGCCGCCACCACTTGTAGTAGTAGTGCTTCGAGGCGGCCACGTGGGCATTGGTGGCTAGCTCCCGCTGCCGCAGGTAGTTCATCGCCAGGCTGCGGAAATCACGCTCGGCCGCGGCCACGGATCCAGCCATGTCAAACAGCCGCGTGAAGCGCTGCCCCTCCTGGTAGCGGGCCTGCTCGCGATCAGGCCACTGCTGAAATTCGGGATCCTGCTCCGGGCGTCGAACGGCCTGTAGGGCTGGCTCAAGCCCGTCGCGGGTGAGTTGGATCGCATATTCAGTACCGAGATCCTGGGCCCGATTGAACAGGGTGCTGAGCTCTTCCTCGAGCCGTGCTTCAAGCTGCGGCGTGAGCGTCATCTCGCTGAGCACCCTCCGTAGATCCTGGATCAGCTGCCCCTCGAGGTAGAGGGCGGCCTGATTTTTCTCCACCGGTTGAATTGGCACCGGCCCATCGGGTGTAGAGCCTGCAAAAGCTCCAGGGGTGGTCTTGGGGTCGTACCAGGGCTGGGCTTCGATGTTCTCCAGCAGGGTCATGACCCGCTTGATGGTTTGCCGCAGGGCACTACTCCAGATCCGACCAATCCGGCCGATCTGCTGATCTTCAAGGCCACGAAGCTCTTCTGTGAGCTGCTGGGCCAGCTGCTCCCGCCGCTCCTGGCTCACTGGGGCTGCTCCAGCTCGATGAGCATCAGCTCAAGACGGGCCAGAGCGTTCCAGGCCGTGTGGGCCGCGTGCAACAGCTGAGAGTCGGGATCAGTGCAGTGGCCCATTCCCTCAAGCAGAAGGTGCCGTGCCATCGCATCGGCGTAGCGCTCGACCCCGTTCTCCACCGACCGCCAGCCGTTGTCGGTGTACTTGCGGGCGCCGAAACTGCCCACCTCGGACACCGCCCACAGGGCCCTGCCGAAGCCCCCCAGCACCAGGCCTGCGCGGGTCTTGCCGGCATCGAGCTTGGCGCCGGGCTGATGGGCGCTCAGGCCATTCGGATCCCGCTCCGCCATCACCTGCCCTCCTGGTAGGCGTCGCAGCGCACGCCGAGGGCCACCAGGTCGACCGAATCCAACCGGCGGATGGTGGCATCATGGCCGGCCGCGGCCACCAGCGCCTGCTGGTCCTCGACGCCCACCACGGCGAACCATTCGCCGGTGGCGCCGTCCATCACCTCCCACAGGCCGGAGGTATCTGGCCCCACCACTGCCTGGTGGGGCGTTGGGGTGCCATAGGGACCGATCAGGGGGCCTGTGCCATCGGCACCCACATCGACCGTCACACCAGCGACGGTGAGGCGTGCAGGGAGCTGCCAGGCGTCCTCGCGGACTGTGCGGCGTCGGCCGGCGCGGCGGCGGGGCTTGCTCTTGCCGGCGATCGACAGGGCAATCGCGATCGCCTGTTTGCGGTTGCCCTTGCTGTAGCGCACCGGACCCCGGTGCTCTCCTTTTACGCCGGTGCCGCTGTGGAGGGTGCCGTGCTTCCAGCGGTGCATCACCTGCCCCACTTTGTCGGGGTGCTTGTGTTTGTCAGGGTCATCTGGTTGCTCATCTTCTTTCTCGCAACTGGTGCCATCGCAGTCGGCTTCGCATTCCTCGCCGCGGCCGCAGGATTCACAGCAGGGCGCATCTGCGGCGTCAGCAGTTGGCCGGTTGGTCTGCTGATTCAGCTGCATCGGCGGCCCCTGCTGGTCCTGGCCAGGCTCCTGCCCTGGCGCCTGCTGTTGCCCGAAGTCGCCGCCGAACTCGATTTGCGTCTCGTCCTGTTCCTCCTGCTTGATCGAGCCATCGGCCTCCCGATCGATCAGTGTGGTGTCAAGGCTGAACTCAGGGCGGCCGAATCGCGCCAGGGCCACCTCGTTGGCTTTAAGCACGCCTGCATTGATGTACTGCACATCGGCCGCGGCCACTGATTGCCGCAGGGTGGCGGTTTCCTCGTCGGTCATCACAAAAGTTGGCCGGAATTGGATGCGCCAGTCCTCGGGAGGCTCGCCGCTGTAGGGGCCCTCGGAGCAGCGCATCAAGGTCTCGTAGAACTGCCGCAGGGGGTCCTGCAGGTAATCCTCCTGGTATTCGGCCACATCCTGGGCAAAGGATCGGTCTTCACTGCGGCCGGTGGCGCCGAGGCCACTGGGCGATTCACCCCAGAGCTTGGTGTGGGGGAGGCTGGTGGCGCCGGTGACCTCCTGCACCAATCGATCGAGCACATCCGCAATCCCGGCCGCCGAGCGTGTGATGAAGCTGGCCTCCTCGTTCACATCCAGCACCAAGCCCCGATAGACAGAGCGGGCCATCTGGTTCACCTCGAGGCGTCGCGTGATGGCTTCCTGGTTGCCCGCGGCGATCATCTGCCCAAGGCCGGGAATCTTGTGGATGAATTGATCGAAGTCATGCAACAGGCTGGCGGCCGAGTTCTGTCCGGTCTCGTAGCGGCTGAACACCTCCCAGAGGGGCTGCAACACTGAGGCCCCCCACCAGTTGAAGTGCGATTTCCAGCGCCAGGGCACTTCCTCGCCCTCGAAGCGCATCACCCGACTGCTATGGATTTTCACGGTCTGAGTCCCTTCCAGACCGAGCCGTCCCAGGTCGGCGTCAGCGTTGGTGTTGAACTCGTAGTGCTCGGGGGTGCCGATGCCGCTCCAACCCGGTGCGGGCCAGATCCGCCAGCGATCCAGGGCATAGAGACCCTTGATGCGCTTCAGCCGGCGCAGGTTGACCGGCTGGGCGAAATCCTGGACGCCATCGTCCACCAGCATGATCAGCACGGCGCCGCCGTGATGGCGGGCCAACTGGGCGGCCTGGCGTACATGTTTGCGCAGCCTGAGGCGCTCACCGGCGGCGATCAGGTCATCGGACTGGCGGCGGGCCTTTTTGGTGTCATCACCCAACCCGATGTCCCATCCCATGCGGGTGGCTTCCGATGCCACCACATTCACCACCTTCCGGCAGAGCCAGCTGTTGAGATACAGGGCATCGAGGTCACCTTCGGCGAGAAACTGAGGCGGGGCCACACCTACCGCTGTGGTGCGGTCGCGGCTGGTGCCCATCCCGGTCAGGGCGTTAACCAGAACTCCGTCTTGTCGCTCTTCAATCCCGCTGCTCATGCCATTCCAGCCCGTTGAATCAAGCTAGACAGAATCCAGGACGCAGAATGCCATCATCCATGGTCATGGACACTTTAATCTTTTAGGCTGGGCCTGTTCTTGCTTGTGAACGGTGAAGCCCTTTGTCGACCAGATGCTGGATGGCTTTGGTCGGTATGCCGTCCTCTCTCACCAACAGCAACTGGAAACAGCTCGCCAGGTGCGCCGCTGGTTGCTTTGGGAGGGCGGGCCTGATCAGGCGCCGCCAGGGGTGCAGCGCTCAGGATTACGGGCGAAGCGCCGGATGATCGAAACCAACATGCTTCTGGTCGCCAGCATTGCGCGCCGCTACAAGGGTCGCGGCCTGCCGCTAGAAGATCTGATCCAGGAAGGCGCCATCGGCCTCAACAGGGCAGTTGAGTTGTTTGATCCCGGACGGGGCTATGCCTTCTCCACGTTTGCCTACTGGTGGGTGCGCCAGGCCATCACCCGCGCCCTTGGCAGCAGTTCAGATTTGATCCGCCTGCCCATCAGCATGCAGGAGAAGATCAGGCATGCGGAGGCTTTTGTGCGACGCATGCAGCACGAAGGCCAAACACCCAGCGATGAGGAGATCTGTCAGGAACTGGGGATTGCCGATGAAAAGCTGGAATTGCTGCGGACCTCTATGTTGCGCCGCTCCGTTTCTTCCCTCGACAAGCAGGTCGTCGAAGACGGCGCCACATTGGGCGAGGTGCTGCCGTGCCCACATAGCGTTGACGTTGATCCGTTGGAGAGCGTTGCGAGCTCGCTGCATCTGGAGATGTTGTGGCGGTTCATGCCCAGGCTCAGCGAACGGGAACGGTTTGTCATTTACCAACGGCACATCAACAGTGCCCCCTGGAAGGAAATTGCCTCAGCTCTAAGCATCACCCCTGAGAACGCCCGTCACGTGGACCACCAGGGGCGGCACAAGTTACGCCAGTGGATGCAGCTCGAAGGGCAGGGTAAGGCAATGGCGGCAGGCCGGCAGGCACCACTTGAGCACTGGCGCCTTCCTGCAAATGTGGTGGTTGAGCAACCTGAGCTGCTGAGCATTCAGCCAGTCCATCAGAAACGGCAGCCGCAGCGCAGGAATCGCAAGCGCCAAAGACAGCCGGATCCGTCCCAGCTGGTCCTTACTTGACGACAGCCCACAGCGCCGTTCAGGAATCTGAATAGAATGCCGCAGCTGCATAAGTCCGATGGCTGAGCCGGTGATCCCTGAGCTGTCGATGGAGGCTCGGCTTCAGTACGAGATCTTGCGCGCCGAAATTCGCGCCACTGGCGATCCTGAACGGTTGCGGCAGAAAGCTTTGATGTTGATTGACATGCTGGAGGTCCAGCGGCGCACCACCTATTGCCTGTTGCGCCAAAACGGCACCCGCCCTGCGCGGCCATCGCTGCCGTCCCTGCCATGACCAGCTTTTGTCACTTCGCTCTGGGATTGCTGCCGTAGTGAAGGCTGGCGGCGAACTCATACAGGCTGCGGTGGTCATAGCGCTCAGGCTGCGCTGCCGCACGCCGCTGGGCGGCCTCTGACAAGGCTTCAAGCACAGCTGCAATCCCGGCATGGGTGCCGGTG